TGGCTTATATTCTCTTTTTATCCCAATGGAGTGGAACTACGAAGGATTTATTGATGAGCACGGAAGCCCAGTCTTCGATACTCCGGATCATGAAGTCTTCGATCCACATGGGGAATTAATAGACATAGGAGTTGTAGACAGTTGGCAAAATGAAGCTGACGGTTTGAAAAACGATCAAGATGCTTTAAATGAATTTTACAGGCAGTTTCCAAGAACTACTGAGCATGCGTTTAGAGATGAGACTAAAAATAGTATATTTAACTTAGTTAAACTATACGAACAAATAGATTACAACGAAGAAATGTCTAGAACACTAGGCATTACTAGAGGTAACTTTCAATGGGTTAATGGCGTTAAAGACAGTAACGTTATATTCTATCCAGATCCAAAAGGTAGGTTTAAAATAAGTTGGGTACCACCAACAAATATACAAAACAAAGTTGTAATAAAAAACGGTATTAAATACCCTGGCAACGAACATATGGGTGCTTTTGGCTGCGATAGCTACGATATATCAGGTACCGTCGATGGCGTCGGCTCCAAAGGTGCACTCCATGGATTAACTAGGTTTAGCATGGAGGACGCTCCTGCTAACCAGTTCTTCTTAGAATACTTAGCTAGACCACAAACTGCAGAGATATTTTTTGAAGACGTTCTAATGGCGTTAGTATTTTATGGGATGCCTATACTTGCAGAGAACAACAAACCTCGTCTATTGTATTATTTACGAAGACGTGGTTACAGAGGTTTTAGTATGAATAGACCTGATAAAATATGGAATAAATTATCTACAGCTGAAAAAGAAATAGGTGGCATACCTAACTCAAGTGAGGATATAAAGCAAGCTCACGCTGCTGCTATTGAAATGTATATACAAGATCACGTTGGTATGAAACAAGATGGGACTTTTGGTAGTTGTTATTTTAATGAATTACTAAACGACTGGGCTAAGTTTGACATAAACAAAAGAACAAAGCATGATGCGTCTATAAGCTCTGGTTTAGCTATAATGGCTAACAACAGACATTTGTACAGGCCAAATGCAAAGGTTGAAAAACCTAAACTAAATATAAATATTGCTAGGTACACAAACAAAGGCAATGCGTCTAAATTAATTAAAGAATAAATATGATTACAAAAAGTTATTTTCCTTCTCAAGTTGTAAGCGACCTGGAAAAAATGAGCTATGATTATGGTTTAAAAGTAGCTAAAGCTATTGAAGCTGAATGGTTTTATACTGAGAGAGGTACTAACAGGTATATAAGTAACCACAATAATTTTCATAATTTAAGGCTGTACGCTAGAGGTGAACAATCAATACAAAAATATAAGGACGAGTTATCTATAAATGGTGATTTGTCATATCTTAATTTAGACTGGAAACCAGTACCTATTATACCTAAATTTGTAGATATAGTTGTAAACGGTATTGCAGAAAGAACATATGATGTAAAAGCTTACTCACAAGATCCTTACGGTGTAGAAAAACGTACAGAGTATATGGAGTCTATACTGTCTGACATGAGATCAAAAGAATTAAACGATTATGCAGCTGAAGCTTTTGGTATTGACATGTATGAAAACAACCCTAAAACATTACCTGGTTCTGAAGAAGAACTAGCACTACACATGCAATTAACTTATAAGCAAGCTGTAGAGATAGCAGAAGAACAAGCTATAAACGTTTTGCTCGAAGGTAGTAAATACGAATTAATTAAAAAACAATTTTATTACGATCTTACAGTTTTAGGTATAGGCGCTGTAAAAACATCTTTTAACACGTCTGAGGGTGTTGTTGTTAATTATGTTGATCCTACTGATTTAGTATACTCATATACTGAATCACCATATTTTGATGACATATACTACGTTGGTGAGGTAAAGTCTATACCAATAAATGAGCTTGTAAAACAATTTCCACATTTACAACATGAAGATTTAGAAGATATAGTTAAAAACAAAAACTACCACAAATCTAACTACAACCAAGGTCACAACGAAAACGATCAAGACATTAACAAAGTTCAAGTTTTATATTTTAATTATAAAACCTATATGAACGAGGTTTATAAAGTAAAAGAAACTGGTAGTGGTGCTGATAAAATATTGTCAAAAGACGATACATTTAACCCGCCAGAAGATTCAAGTAATTTTGGAAAACTACACAGGTCAATAGAATGCTTGTATGATGGGGCTATTATACTAGGCACTGACAAACTGCTTAAATGGGAAATGGCTAAAAACATGATGCGCCCTAAAAGTGATTTTACTAAAGTTAAAATGAACTATGCTATTGTTGCTCCACGCATGTATAAAGGCCGTATAGAATCTTTAGTACAACGCGTTACTGGCTTTGCTGATATGATACAGCTAACACACTTAAAGCTACAACAAGTATTATCACGTATGGTACCAGACGGTGTTTATTTAGATGCTGATGGTTTAGCTGAAATAGATTTGGGTAACGGAACAAACTACAACCCGCAAGAAGCTTTAAATATGTTTTTCCAAACAGGGTCTGTTATTGGACGAAGTTTCACTTCTGAAGGTGATATGAACCCGGGTAAAGTGCCAATACAAGAAATACAATCAGGTTCTGGTGGCCAAAAAATGCAAAGTTTAATTGCTACATACAATTATTACTTGCAAATGATAAGAGATACTACCGGGCTTAATGAAGCAAGAGATGGTAGTATGCCAGACAAAAACGCTTTAGTAGGTGTTCAGAAACTAGCTGCAGCAAATAGTAATACAGCAACAAGACATATATTGCAAGCTGGTTTGTATTTAACGGCTCAAGCGGCAGAATGTTTATCACTTAGAATATCTGATATTATAGAATACTCTCCAACTAAAAATGCTTTCATACAGGCTATTGGAGCTCACAATGTTGCTACTCTTGAAGAAATGCAAAATTTACATTTGTATGATTTTGGTATATTTATAGAATTAATGCCAGATGAAGAAGAGAAGGCAATGTTAGAACAAAATATACAAATGGCTTTACAACAACAACTAATAGAATTAACGGATGCTATTGACCTTAGAGAAATTAAAAACGTAAAGCTAGCTAATCAATTATTAAAAATACGAAGAAAGCAAAAATTAGAAAGAGACCAAGCTATGGCTCAACAAAACATACAGGCGCAAGCAAATGCCAACATGCAGACGCAACAGGCATCTGCACAGCTTGAAGTTCAAAAAGAACAAGCTAAGTCACAAGCAGAAGCTCAACTTGAGCAAATAAAAGCACAACTTGAAGCTCAAAAGCAAGCGCAAGAAGTTGAGTATAAAAAAGAATTAATGGCTTTAGAGTTTCAAATGAATATGCAACTTAAGCAAATGGAAACTCAAAACATTAAAAACAAAGAAAAAGAAAAAGAAGATCGTAAAGACGAAAGAACTAGAATACAAGCGTCACAACAAAGTGAGCTTATAGATCAAAGAAAAAGTGAAAAACCACCTAAAAACTTTGAGTCCGCAGGTAATGATATATTAGGTGGCGGATTTGATTTAGGTAGTTTTGACCCTAGATAACAATTATTAATTATTATTATATTATATTATGGCAAAAAAGAAAACAGAAGAAGTAGTCGAAAAGGCTACTGAAGACAACGTAACAAAAGTTGATCTTAAACAAACAAAAAAAGATGATGAACTCATCAAAGTAAATTTAGACAAACCACCAACACCAAAAGAAGATGAAGTTAAAGAAGATAACGCTGACGACAACAGAGTGGTTGAGCTCGTTGAAGATGCCGACACCACAGAAAAACAAGAAGAAGTACAACCGGAAGCTGAAGCACAAGAAACTCCAGTATTAGAAGAAATTACTGAAGAGGAGGTTAAAGAACAAGTAGAAGATTTAGCTGAACAAGCTCAAGAAGCCATGTTAGAATCTGCTGAAACTGGCAAAGCTTTACCTGAGAATTTACAAAAAGTTGTAGATTTTATGGAAGAAACTGGTGGTAGCTTAGAAGACTACGTACGTCTTAACCAAGATTATTCTAGTTATGATGATATGACAGTATTAAGAGAATACTATAAACAAACAAAATCTCACTTAACAGACGATGAAATTAGTTTTTTAATGGAAGACTCGTTTTCATACGATGAAGAAGAAGATGATGAAAGAGAGATTAAAAAGAAAAAAATAGCGTTAAAAGAGCAAGTTGCCAACGCTAAAAGCCACTTGGACGGGCAAAAGTCCAAATACTATGAGGAAATTAAAGCTGGTTCTAGGTTAACTACCGAGCAACAAAAAGCAATTAACTTTTTTAATAGATATAACAAAGAGTCGGAAGAAACTCAAAAAATAGCGGAAAAACAAACTAACACTTTTAAATTAAAAACACAACAAGTTTTTAACGATAAATTCAAAGGTTTTGAATACAACGTCGGAGATAAGAGGTATAGGTTTAATGTGAAAAATGCTAATGAAGTAAAAGAAACCCAAGGTGATATTAATAATTTTGTCAAGAAGTTCTTGAATGAAAATAATGAAATGTCAGATGCTAAAGGTTATCATAAATCTTTATTTACAGCAATGAATCCCGACGCTATTGCTAATCACTTTTATGAACAAGGAAAAGCTGATGCTATGAAAGATAGTGTTGCTAAGGCTAAAAACGTAAGTATGGACCCTAGGCAATCATTTTCTAACGATAACACAAGTGGCCCTAAAGTAAGAGTGCTTAACAATGATACTTCTCCAACTTTTAAATTTAAAATCAAAAATAAATAATTAATTTAAAAAAACAAAATTATGTCAATTACTGCTGGATCTAATTTGAATAGTGTTCCTGCCCAAAGGCAACAAACATTATCTACAAATTACTTAGACCTAAACAGCTCTGCTGGTTGGGCACAACAATACTTACCAGATCTTATGGAGAAAGAAGCTGAAGTTTTCGGACCGAGAACTATTTCAGGATTTCTTTCACAAGTAGGAGCTGAAGAAGCGATGACTGCTGACCAAGTTATTTGGTCTGAGCAAGGTCGTTTACATTTATCTTACAAAGGTGATATAGACACTAACAACATTATTACTATCCAAACGGATATTGATGGTAATGCAATATCTGCAGCTACAGATCACGGTATCAGAATAAATGATACAGTTATTGTATCAACTGTTACTGGAATTTTTAAAGCTATTGTAACTACTGTTAGTTCTTTAAACATTACTGTTGCAACTTACGATGGTAGCACTATTCCAACTTCTGGAAACACTTTAGATGGTGGAACTACTATATTAGTTTATGGTTCTGAATTTGCTAAAGGTACTGGTTATAACGCTGCTGGCGCTGCAACTACAGAAACAAGAGGAGCTAACGAGCCACAGTTCAAAACTTTCTCTAACAAGCCAATTATAATGAAAGATTATTACGAAGTTTCAGGTTCTGATGCTTCAAGAATTGGTTGGGTTGAAGTTTCTACTGAAGGTGGTCAAGGAGGTTACTTATGGTACTTAAAAGCTGAGTCTGATACTAGAGCTCGTTTTAATGACTACATTGAAATGGCAATGTTAGAAAGTGAAATTGGTTCTGATAACGCTCACACGTTAGGTGCTGGTGCTTCTGGTGCTGCTCACGGAGTTGATGCACACCTTGGTTTAGCAACAGGTGCTAATACTGGTACTGAAGGTTTATTTGCTGCTGTTGAAGACAGAGGTAACGTAACTACTGGTGTAACTGGTGTTAACCCACAAACTGATTTAGCTGAATTTGATGCTATCTTAGCTGAGTTTGATAAGCAAGGTGCTATTGAAGAATACATGATGTTTGTTAACAGAGGTACTAGCTTAGCTATGGACGATATGTTAGCTGCAATGAATTCTTACGGAGCTGGTGGTACATCATACGGTGTATTTAACAACTCTGAAGACATGGCGTTAAATTTAGGTTTCACTGGTTTCAGAAGAGGTTCTTATGACTTCTACAAGTCTGACTTCAGATACTTAAATGATTTAGCTACTAGAGGTGGTATTAATGCTGCTAATGCTGCTAATGCTCTTAGAGGAGTTATGATTCCTGCTGGTACTTCTTCAGTTTATGATCAAACTGTTGGACAAAGCATGAAGAGACCTTTCTTACATGTAAGATATAGAGCTTCACAAACTGATGACCGAAGAATGAAGTCTTGGGTTACTGGTTCTGTTGGTGCTGCTACATCTGCTTTAGATGCAATGCAATTACACTTCTTAACTGAAAGATGTTTAATTACACAAGGTGCTAACAATTTCATGTTAATGAAATAAGCACATTTATTTAAAGAGGTTGGGGGTAACTCCCCAACCCCTTTCTTTTTATTAATTTTATTATATATTATATTATGGCAAAAAAATCAAAAACACAAGAGGTAGAGGCACCTGTTGTTGAAACTCCAGTAGTTAAAACACAAAAACCTACAAAACCTAAATGGGAAATAAAAGATAGAGTTTACAATTTAAAAAGCAACAAAAAACCTATATCTTATATGTTAAAAAGTTCTAACATATATTGGTTTGATGAAGAAAAAGGTTACGAAAGAGAGTTAAAGTATTGTGAAAACCAAAGAACACCTTTTGTTGACGAAATGAAAGGCGATCAAAGACTAGCTCACGTTGTTTTTAGAAACGGTACTTTGTTTGTAGAAAAAGAAAAAACAGTTTTACAAAAATTATTATCTTTATACCACCCACATAGAGGAAATATTTACACTGAACACAAGCCTGTTGAGGAAGCTGCAAATCAAATTGAAATACTAGAGCTAGAGGCTGACGCAATATTAGCAGCTAGAGATATGGAAATAGATATGGCTGAAGCTATACTACGTGTTGAGAAAGGCTCTGAAGTGTCTAAGATGAGTTCTAAGGAGCTTAAAAGAGATTTGTTACTCTTTGCTAGAAACAATCCAGTGTTGTTCTTAGAATTAGCTACTGATGATAATGTTCAACTTAGAAATTTTGGTATTAAAGCTACAGAGCTTGGTATCATTAAATTAAGCTCAGATCAAAGAAACTTTTTATGGGGTTCTAATGATAGAAAACTAATGAACGTTCCATTTGACGAGCACCCTTACTCAGCTTTAGCCGCTTGGTTTAAAACTGACGAAGGTATGGAGATTTATGCAAATATAGAAAAACAATTAAAATAATCAAACTGTAGAAGCGGTCGCTCTACGGGGCGACTGCAACTACTAAAAAATTAAACATGAAATCACAAGGACTAGGAGATACAGTTGAAAAATTTACAACAGCTACTGGTATAAAATCATTTACACAGTACTTAAATAAGCAAGGTGTGTTTGGTAAAAAAGGTTGCAATTGTAATAAAAGAAAAGAGGCGCTAAACAAAGCGTTTCCTTATAAAAAATAAATAAAATGGTTAACGTAGATACAGTATATCAAAGAGTTTTAGCTTTAGCTAACAAAGAACAAAGAGGTTATATAACACCACAAGAGTTTAATCTATTTGCAAATCAAGCGCAAATGGAAACCTTTGAGCAATATTTTTATGACGTTAACACATACGGTAGAGGACTTGGTAATAGTACAGAGTACTCTGATATGTTAGATATTTTAGATGAAAAAATATCTTTATTTAAAAAACAAAAAGTTTTAACAACAATAAGTTCTTCTGCTCAACTATATAACTTACCTGACAAATGCTACAGGTTAGGTACTTTAAGTTATAGAGGAAGAGAGGTTGAAGAGCTTGATGCTAAAGAATTAATGTATGTATCAGCATCGCCTTTAGCAAAACCAACAGCAAGAAGACCTGTATACACGAGATATGAAAACCAATCAGGCGGCGATATGTTAGAGGTGTTTCCTAAAAATTTACCTGGTGGTACTATAGTAGCTACATACGTAAAAGAACCAGAAAAGGTTTACTGGGGTTACAATGTTATTGGTAGTAATGCTTTGCACGATGCTACTAACTCAAAGCACTTTGAATTACATAGGTCAGAAGAACACGCTTTAGTTGTTAAGATACTTGCTTATGCCGGTATAACGCTGAACAAACCTGGATTAGTTCAAATAGGTACACAGCTAGATCAAGTTAAAGAACAAAAAGAAAAACAATAATACATGGGACTACTAAACGCATCACAAAGATATTACTACGAAGGAGCTGACGGAATACAAAACAGTGGCGATGAAAACTATGGTAATTATCAATTTACTTTATTAACAGATATAATAAATCAATTTATAATAGCTTACGTTGGTGAAGATAAAATAATTAGTAGAGCTAGAAGAACAGATGTAGCGTTCCATGCTATGAGAGCTTTGCAAGAGTTAAGCTTTGATACATTTAAATCATCAAAAGCTTTAGAATACACAGTTCCACCAACACTTAAAATGCCTTTACCACAAGACTATGTTAATTATGTAAAAATTTCTTATGTTGATACAAATGGTATTGCTAAAATTTTATATCCAGCATCAAAAACATCAAACCCAACTTCATACCAACAAAATGATGATGGTAGTTATAAATTAGAAACAAATAGTTTTATTAGAAAAACTGCCGGTGGTGTTTATGATCCTGTTACAGGAACTTATAGTATACCTGCATCAAACGAGTATGAAGAATATGGCGTTACAGCCACAGGTAGAAAATCAAACAAAGATGGGGTTGGTGATATTAAATCAAACAAACTACTACCTAAGTTTGCTAAAGAAACTAGAGTTGCTGTAACTGGCGCTAGTAGATTAAAAACAAACGGGCAGGCAACAACACACTATCTTGCTTACGGACCTGGTAGTGGTATGCAAATAAACTTTTTTGCAGAACAAGACATAGTTGTTGGCATGACAGTTTATGGCCCTGGTATTCCTAAAAATACAACTGTAGCTACTGTAGGTGATTCAACTAGTGGTAATTTTCCTGGTATGAATATAACATTAACAAACCCAGCTCACGAGCAATGGTTGTTAGATGGTTCTATAGGTGTTGATCCTGGCGCTCCTACAAACACGCAGATTACAGGTGAAGAGCTTATATTTGTAGATTTAAATAAAGAATCAGGCTCTTGGTCAAAATATAAATCTAAATCAAACACATCAACCCAGAGTAATAATGATGATTATGAAGATAGTATAATTTACCGAAACCAAGGACAAAGGTTTGGTATAGACCCGCAATTTGCACAAGAAAACGGTTCTTATTTTATAGATAACAATTCTGGTTATATTTATTTTAGCTCTAATATATCTGGTAAAGACGTGGTGTTAGATTACATAAGTGACAGCTTAGGCACTGACGAAGAGATGATAGTACATAAGTTTGCTGAAGAAGCAATGTACAAGTGTATAGCACACGCAATACTAGCAACAAGAGCTAATACGCCTGAGTATTTAGTTAACAGGTTTAAAAAAGAAAAATTTGCAGCTAAAAGAGTTGCAAAGCTAAGGTTGTCAAACATAAAAATAGAAGAATTAAGTCAAATACTTAGAGGTAAATCTAAGCAAATAAAACACTAATACATGCCAGAAATTAAAAACAATTTCACTCAGGGTAAGATGAATAAAGACCTTGATGAAAGGTTAGTGCCTAATGGTCAATATAGAGATGCAATGAACGTGCAAATATCAACTTCAGATAGTTCTGACGTTGGTGCTATAGAAAATATTTTAGGTAATAAGCTTTTAATGAAAGGTAGCGAAGTAGGTGATTCTGCTTATTGTGTTGGTGCTGTTGTTGATGAAAAAAATGATGCACTATACTGGTTAATTGCTGGATCTGTATATTTAGGTCTTCAAGAAGAGATAAGTAGGGATATGATACTTCAATACAAGGACAATAAAGTTACTCCTGTTGTTGTAGATATATATAGAATTAGAACTTTATACGCTAACCATGATGCTACCGCTAATACTGTTATGGTTGGCTTTAATGATCCTAATAAAGATTTTATTGAAGTTGGTATGGTAGTTCAGTTTGACGATGCTTTTAATCAGGTTTGTTATTTTGGTAATAACCCAATAACTAATATAACACCAGATCCATCTGGTAATTTAATAATTACTCTACAAAACAATTTTAACGTACCACCTTTAAGTCCTCAAAGTAGTAGCACGTCTTCGTTCATATTTAGTAAACCTACAAAAACAGATTGCTCAGCTGGTCCACAAGATATAAGAAGAGTTTTAAATTTTCAACCTGGTCAATTAATTACTGGTATAAATATACTTAATGATTTTCTTTTTTGGACAGACAATTACAACGAACCTAAAAAAATAAACATACAAAGATGTATTGAAGGGAGTAACGGTCTTGATAAAAATACAAGGCTTATAGTACCGGAAAACAATATTACAATCAATAGTGATATACTGTTACAAGAACACCATACAACAGCTATAAAAAAATCCCCTTTAACTCCTTTAATAATAAATCCACAATACGATACTCCTATTGAATTAATAGCTGGTCCTGGCCCTTTTGGTTATGGAACACCTCAAATTGATTTTGCAAGCGGTACTGGTACTTTAGCTCAACCTGGAGATGTTATGGAAATAGCTCTTCAATATTTAGTTTGGCAATACGGTAATAATTTACAAAACGGTGATGAAATAAGATTTTTAAGTGGTGGTAGTTCTGGTTCTTTACCTAACGATTTTGAGGTTAGAGCAAAAATAGTAGCTGGTATGGGTGGAGCTACTCAATACGTGGCTGGTTTAACAAACGTTCCATATAACTTAATCGGGGCAAATACTGGTGATGCTTATAGAATTGAGATAATTAGTATATCTGGAGCTACTCAAGCTGCAAGAAAAAGTTATGATGTAATGAGGCCTGTTGTTGAAGATCTTTTATTTGAAAAAAAGTTTCCTAGATTTTCTTATAGATGGAAATACAGAGACGGTGAGTATTCTACTTTTGCTCCATTTACAAACGTAGTTTTTTCACCTGGAGAATTTAATTATAGTTCCACATCTCCTTTTAACACGGCTATGCAAAGTTTATTAGTTTCAATTGAGCTTAGAGATTTTTTACCTTTTGAAACCCCTGAAGATGTTGTTGAAGTTGATTTACTTTATAAAGAAAGTAATTCACCAATAGTTTATGTTGTTGACAAAATAAAGAAAAGCGATTATGGAACTATAACAGTTAACGGTGTTAGTAATCTTAATAGTTGGGACGCAAATCAATACGCTTTAACATCGGATTTAATATACGCTGCCTTACCTGCTAATCAACTTTTAAGGCCTTGGGACAACCTACCTAGAAAAGCTTTAGCACAAGAAATAACAGGCAACAGAGTTGTTTACGCAAATTATTTGCAAAACTATAATCTTGACAAACCAATTTTACAAAGTGGTAGAGAGTCAAGATACCCAAAAATAAGATATAATAATGCTAGGTATAATTTAAGGCACAGTTTTGATGGCAACGATACTAGAAAACCTGTGATAAATGTAGATACAGTTGTTGCCACTTCTGGCGCTCTAGGGTCGTATTTAGGCTACGAGTCTTTAAAATCTTTACGAGAATATCAAGTTGGTGTTACTTTTATGGACGAATATGGTAGAGAAACACCAGTGTTTAGTAATCCAGAATCTACCTTTAATTTACCAAAAAGAAGCTCTGCTAGTAAAGTTAAAATAACTACAGAGCTAAAAACACCTCCACCAAGCTGGGCTAGTTACTTTAAGTTCTATGTAAAAGAAACTGCAAACGAATATTATAATTTAGCAATGGATAGATGGTATGCAGGTGAAGATGGTACTATATGGCTTTCGTTTCCATCGTCCGAAAGAAACAAAGTTGATGAAGAAACTTTTGTAATACTTAAAAAACAAGCTGATACTAATGTTTATATAAAGCAAAAAGCAAGGTATAAAATACTAGCAATAGAAAACGAGGCGCCAGAATATATTAAAAGCAGAACTACAATAGCAGGTGCTTCTTCTGGCAGTGATACACCAACATTGTTATCTACTTCTCAACCGGTAATAGGACAAAGGCATTTTGAAATAGATGAAGACACCTGGGTGAATAATGGTGGTGGAAAACTTGACGAATTAATAAACTCTGAGTTGTCTTTAAGATTTGAAGCTGGTAATGTGTATAGCAAAAAATACGATATAACTAGTTTAAACGTGTATACTGATCAGGGTGTTAATGGTGGTAGTGTTTATAGAATTGTTTTGGATAGACCTATAGAAAATGCTGATCAAGATTTATTATACCCTAATTTTCCTACAGTATCTAATAACAACTTACCTGATTTCAAATCAAATCTTTCTCTTAAAGTTTACAAAAGAAAAATAACACAAGACCCAGAATTTGAAGGTAAATTTTTTGTTAAAATAAATAGTGACGGTGTTACTGATCAATACATAACTACAAGTAACAGTGAAGCTGAATATGAGGTTTTAGCAAGAGCAAACACATATTATCTTTTAGATGCTGATATAGGTGGTCAAGGAGCGACTAACTATTTTGGAAACAATGCTAGTGGTGAAAACACTACAGGCGTAAATAAATCAGATACTAAAGCTAAATGGGAAGATAATTTAGATTTTAACGATCCACAAGATGGTGAAGTTGATTCAGAGTGGTTTATTGACCAATGTTATTATAGTAGTGGTTATCCAACAGTTAGTACAGAGCCAGGTGGTGGAGGTGCTGTTGGTGCTTCTATGAACCCTAATTTCCCTGGTGGGTGGGGTCAAGGTATATACACAGATAATAGCGGGCAGGTTTATATGGAGCTTGCTTTTAGTGCTATTGAACCTAGAATAGGTGCTAGTGAAATTCCTTTTGAAGACATACCTGGTGGTAAGAAAAAAACGTACTCTGATTTTAACGAAAACTATATTTGGGACGTTGGTAAAGGTACAAATCCAGATAATGCTGCTCAATCAATTATTGTAGATCAAATTGTAGAAGGCTCTAAGTTCAGATTTACTGGTGATGCAAATGAAACTATATACACAATAACAGGACCTGTTCAAGTAGAAAGAAGATTAAATCATACTAGCTGGAACCAAGTGGAGGATGCTTGGCAAATATGGAACAACGCAAACTTTAACTTAAACCCTAACTGGAATAACCCTACTTACACTGGTTATAGAGACAAATGGAGAGATTTTGGTAGATCAAATAATAGAAGATTAACTTATATAATACCAATAGATAAAGATCCAGTAACTCAATCTTCACCTAATCCTGTTGGTCAAGCTTGGGGATCTACTAATCAGGGTGCTGATGACTCTAATTCAATTGGAATTGAATTTATAACTCCAAGAAAATCTGATGATTCTAAGCTAACTATAACTAAAAACCCAGCTATATGGGAAACAGAGCCTAAAGAAAATATAGATTTAGATATTTATCACGAAGCTAGTCAAGCATACCCTATAAGCTTTAATGGTGTTAATAATAATCTTTATGCACCTGTGGGATCTATATTATCTTGCCCAGCAAACAGTTCAGTTCTTTACGACCAACACCCACCTTATTTACCTAGTACTTATATAGTCCGCTGGAACAGTCCTAACGAAGTTGTGTTAAATCAATCGTTAAGTACTAACCTAACGACAGGAACAGTGAATATGGCTCCTGGTGAAACTTTTGTTTTTAATAGAGCTGATGAATCATATGTTAGTTTAAAACTTGACAATGTACAAGTCAATACACCATCAATAGCTCCTCAGCCTGTATCTACTAATCCAAACGCTCACTTTTATTTAGAGGAAACTACATACAAAATATCACACAATATTGTTGGTAGTAAGTTTGCGTTGTCTTGGTTTAATTGTTATTCTTTTGGTAATGGTGTTGAGTCTAATAGAATTAGAGATTCTTTTAATGAAGTTACTATAGACAAAGGTCCTGTTGTATCTGCAGTTTTAGATGCTGTTTATAAAGAAGAAAGAAGAAGTAGTGGCTTAATATATTCTGGAATATATAACACTAATAGTGGTGTTAATAGCTTAAACCAATTTATACAAGCAGAAAAAATAACTAAAGATTTAAATCCTACTTACGGAAGTATACAGAAATTGTTTTCAAGACAAACAGATTTAATCGCTTTATGTGAAGATAAAGTTATAAGAATAGCAGCAAACAAAGATGCGATATTTAATGCTGATGGTAATCCTCAACTAATAGCTTCTAATAGAGTTTTAGGTCAAACAATGCCATTTGTTGGTGATTATGGTATATCAAAAAATCCAGAAAGCTTTGCTGTAGATAATTATAGAGCTTACTTTACAGACAAACAAAGATCAGCTGTGTTAAGATTATCAAAAGACGGTATAACAGCTATATCAGAATATGGTATGAGCGATTGGTTTGGTGATAATCTACAAAATTATCCTAAACTTGTAGGTACTTTTGATAGTGACAAAGGTAATTACAATTTAACATTAAGAGAGGCTAATGTAATTTACAACAACCTACCACACACTATATCTTATAACGAAAATGTTAAGGGTTGGGTTAGTTTTAAATCTTTTATTCCTGAACAAGGTGTAAGCTTGGCTAACAACTATTATACTTTCAAAAAAGGTTATTTATATGTACATCACAACGAGTCTGTAGATAGAAATACTTTTTATGGTGACTTTACCTCTTCTTCAATAGATGTTTTATTAAACACAGAACCTGGTAGTATTAAAAATTACCAAACTTTAAACTACGAAGGTAGTAAATCAAAAATAACAATGGAGTTTGTACCTCCAAGTATTTTTTCAAATGAATTTGAAGGTTACGATAGGTTGGTTTCAAAAGAAGGTTGGTTTGTAAATAGTATAGTTACAAACAAGCAGCAAGGACACGTTAATGAATTTATAGAAAAAGAAGGCAAGTGGTTTAATTACATAAAAGGTAATACACTAACAAGTAGTGCTGATATTAAAACAGCAGAGTTTTCTTTTCAAGGTATTGGGAGAGCAACATCGGTTCCACCACCTACTTATGGCTGTACAGATTCAACTGCATTAAATTACGATCCTTTAGCTAACGTTGATGATGGTTCTTGCACATACCCTGTGTCTGGCTGTACAGATAGCAACGCTAATAATTACGACCCGTTAGCCGTAATCGATGATGGTAGTTGTACTTTTGACCCTACCTATAATTGTGACTACGTAAGTCGAACGGGTGGAATAATAACTGTTTATGACGGAACAGGCTTGTATAATGATCCTGTTGTAGCAGCAAATAACTGTCCTACTTGTAATGGTACTCCTGGTTGTACAGATCCTAACTTTGTAGAGTACGATCCATTAGCAATATGTGATGATGGTAGTTGTACTACCGCGGTAGTTGCAGGTTGTACTACTACTGGTGTTATAAGTATATCACCAACAGGATTAGTTGTTGGAGCACCATTTTTCCCAGATATTCACGGTAATTGTGTGACTCCAGGTGTAGTTCCGGGAAGTAGTGGTAAATGTGACCCTAATGATGGCTATGTTGTTTGTAATTACGATCCTTTAGCAACTTTAGATGATGGTAGTTGTATTGCACCATATTTTGGTTGCACAGACAATACAGCAAACAATTATGATCCTTGTGCTTCTTTTACACAAGGTTGCACTTATGATATATACGGTTGTACTGACCCAACAATGTTTAATTACGATTCAAACGCTACGATTGACGATGGAACATGTACTCCAATAGTTTTAGGTTGCATAGATATTAACGCTGTAAATTACAACTCAAGTGCAAACACCGATGATGGTTCTTGTTGCTTTGTTGGTGGTTGTACAGACCCTACGATGTCTAACTACGATCCTCTTGCTTGTTATAATAATGGAAGCTGCGTACCGTATGCAAATGACTGGGCATTGATAGACCCTTGCTTAGGTTGTCAAAATTACGGTGAAGCTTATCTTTTAGCAAACTACCCATTGTTAATGGCTTTTGGTACAGAACAACTTTGCGCTGCTTATCAATACAACTTCGGTACTTATGGAATGTATGATTTAGAATATCAAGATGTTGAGCCATACCTAGACCCTTGTCCTAACGGTGATTGTCCAGTTCACATTATTAATGGTATTACTCAACCTTTAGGCCCAATGTGTCAACCAGGTGGTATACACTATCCTTGTAACACAATACCAAACCCAGATTATCTTCAGTGGTTCATGACGCCAGGGTACCCTGTTGGTGGTCCAAGTGGTAGTGGAACTAATTATTACGGTCGACACACTAATCCTGACGGTAGCTACACGTATGAATTTAATAAATGTAACCTGGTTGTTAACGATCCTTTACCATCAAATACAATACCAAGTAACGTGAACCCAGGGTCATTTTTACAATCAAACAGTACACACGCGCCTTGTACTATTACTTATGGGTGTATTGATGACACGGCTGTTAATTATGATCCTACAGCTGATTGTGATGATGGAAGTTGTATACCAATTATTTTTGGTTGTACTGACCCTAATGCAATTAATTATTTTTCAGGTGCAAATAATGACGATGGTTCTTGTATATATGTAGGTTGTATGAATCCAGCGGCTGATAATTACGATCCTTTAGCTGTGATTGATGATGGTTCTTGTTGTAGTAGTGATCCTTCAACTGGCCTACCTTCTTGTTAAAATAAATAAATATGAAAGAAATAACAAATATAACGATAAACACAGCCGCTATGCAAGCCGGTACCGTTAGCAGGTCATACACTGTTCTTGGTGACCCTGGTGCTGTGTTTAGTATGACTATAACTAACTCAAACAATTATTATTATAATTTTCCTCAAAATACAGTTATATTAAACAGTGAAACACAAAGCGTGCCTTCAGCTGTGTTCGCAGCAACTCCAGTTAGATTAAATCCAGTTACTATTGGAAGCAGTGGCCAATACACTGGTGTTATTTCTTTTCCAGCAATTGTTGTTGATGATTATTACTATATAAATTTAATAGCTGAGGGTCATTATGAAACTAAAATGTCAAATAATTTAGGTGGTAATTTTAGCTATTTACTACCTAAAATAACTAAGTTTAAAAACACAGTTGTTACGTTCTCGTTAGTTTCTGCGGGTAGTAATAGCGTTTATACATACCCGAGTAATGTAACTGCAATAGGTATAGACTCTAATGCTTCTACAACAACTCCAGCAAAAAAATTCTCTATATCATGGCCGGTTTCTATAAATAGTGGTAATTTTGTAATTGCAAATCAACCTACTGATAAAGACTTTGAATTTACAACAACTAAAGAGTCAATAAACTCTGATGGTTTAAATTTAGAATTAACAGACATATCAGGTCTTTCTGTAGGTATGGGTGTTAGCGGTTCAGGTATTGACACGGGGGTTTATATAAAATACATATACAAAGGTTTTTACAATAAAACAAAATCTACAGATATATTTCCAGTATACGAAATACCTTTAGTTCCTAGTGATGACGGTACAGGCCTTCAAGAATCTAGCGGTGGTACAATTGTTATTAGCACTTCTTCATCTGTTGACCCTGGCACCACTATAACTTTTACTGGTAAAGGAGCTGACGCCTCTAAAAGTTTTAACAACACTGATTTTAAAGTTAAAAATTTTAAAGTTGTTTTAGACGATATTACTACAACTACAGATGCTGCGGTTAGTAATAGCACAACAATACCTATAGCAAGTACTGACGGTATAAAAGCCGTAGAAGGTGTAACTTTTTCTGGTATTGGTGTTATTGGAACTCCGCATGTCGATTCTATAAGTGCAGGCGTAAATATAACCGCTAGCGCTGCTCAAACTATAGAAAACGGCCAAACAATAACATTCACCGGTAGTAGTAGATCAGCAACTATAACTGCTGATGTCGAAGTTGTTTCTTACGGTGATGATAATTTAACATTAACTTTAGCTTTAGATAATATTTTAACAGTATCATAATATGCCATTAATAACAATAGGATTTAGTCAAGACATAAATGTTTCAGTACAAGTAGGTGATCTTGCTTGGTATGTACCTACTAATGTACAGGGGGTGCAAGGTAACCAATATAATACAAATGACATAGATAATATATTATTGATAGGACCTATAACAAATATAACTGGAAATACATTAACTATAGATCAACCTGTTAGCCAAGCACCTCCCACTACAACAGATTTTATTATGTTTTCAAAAGATAATAGAGCAAACATTAGTGGCGTGTTAGGTTATTACGCTAGAGTAAAGCTTATAAATGACAGTAAAGATAAAATAGAATTATTTGCTGTAGGTTCTGAAGTGTTTGAAAGTAGTAAATAACGTATAAAAAGTGTGATTATAAATAAATAGACATGAATATAAAAAATAAAATATTATGCCAATAGGTAAAAAGAAAAGTCCTGCTAAGTTTATAGGTGCTGTATCGCTTGGATTAGGCGTTATAAAAGGAGCTTCTTCTATTATTGGTGCTCAACAAGAGAAAAAAAGACTTAGAAGAGAAAATGACATAGCTCAAAAAAATTACGAAGAAACAAGAAAAGATATTCAAAGTTTGAAAATAACAAATCCATATAGAGATTTAAACACCAACTTTGAAAATACTTTTGAAGATATGACTGTTAACCAGCAACAAGCACAGTTTCAAGCTCAACAAGGATCTCAAGCTAGAGCAAATTTATTATCTAACTTGCAGAACGCGGCTGGTGGTAGCGGTATTGCTGGTTTAGCTCAAGCTATGTCTAACCAACAACAAATACAAGGTCAGCAAATATCTGCTAGCATAGGACAGCAAGAAGCTGCAAATCAAAGAATGTCTGCTCAAGGAGCTCAAAACGTTCAACGTATGACTCAACAAGCTCAAGAAACAATTGGGTATGGAGAGCAACTCAGAGAAACAAAAGAAAATGCAAGACAAATGAACTTGTTAAATTTAAGATCTGGTAGGCAGCAAGCACAGGCTGATTTTAGAGGTGCAATGCAACAGCAGAAAAACGCTGTTATGGGAGGTATCGGTGATATAGTAGGCGCTGGATTACAAGGTTTTGCTACTGGTGGTGGATTTTCTAAAGGTGGTTTTAAACTAGATACATTTTTAGGTAGAGAAAGTGCGGGGCCAAAAACAACTCCTTATGACGCGAGTAGATTTGAATATAATGATACTATGTTTGAGTCTCAAGAGTATTTAGATGCTGTAGATCCAGAAGATCCAAACGATATATAAAAAATAAATTATGGCAATAGATTTTTACAAATTAGGAAAACAATCGGGTGCTACAACGCCTAAAGATCAACAAAGTGGATTTGAATCTTTTGTAAGTAGCGCAACTAAACCGATAGAAAACATGTTAACTGCTAGTAAAGCCGCTACAGCTGCTTTAACAGCCGCTATGCCATCTGGTGTTGCTATTGAAAAAGTACCTGAACAACTAAGAACCAGGGTAAGTCAA